CTGAGGTTAAAACTTCAGTTACTCCATTTGATCTTATCAGCGAATATCTCTCTTCATCAAAAGGTAAAAAAGTTTCATTTGTTCCTGCAGCAAGAGCAGAAGACAATTGATTTCCAGAAATGTTAACCGTAAAAGATTTTCTAATAACTAAAGAAGCGTCTGTCAAATCTACATTCGAAATATTTTTTCTCGGAATTTGAGTGTATAATGTATTATCAACAGCATCATTTAAAGGTGTTGACAATATCTTAAAATCTGTTACCGACAAAGTGGATGATATTGGAAGTGCTCCGGCAGCAACTCCACTAACCGTGGTTACGCCAACAATTACAATAGACGTAGATGCCACACTCACAACTCTGGCAAAAGTTGGATCTACTAAATTTAAACCAGTAAATTTAACTAAATCGTTTCTTTTTACAATATTTCCAGGGAATAGTGGATTAGTGCTGACAACAGTGCTTTCACCAGAGGCAGCTACATATGCGGTGATCGTTGCGATACCAACATTAAAAGCATCTCTTTGAACGGTGTCTGCAGAAAAAGTTTTAGCAAATCCAACATTACCTAAATCTGGTCCACCATAAACAGATTTTACATTTGTTATTCCAAAAGAAGTTACTGCAGTTGCTACTCTAGTGTTTTCAATTCCATTAAAGATAAACGGTTCATTTACTACAAATTCTCCAGATTTTTCGTAAACAGTCAATGCTGTGCCTGCAGAAACCGAACTTCTTAAAAATGCAGTTGCACCACTAAATTTACCTTTTATAAATGTGGGAACTGCTAATGTAATTGGTTCATTAATGGTAACATGCGAAAAAAGTTGAACATCGTAAAGAGAAATATCCCACTGATTAGTGTTAGGGTTAGAAGAAGAATATGAACCAGATTCTAAATTAAAATCATAGACTCTTGCCAATCCAATTTCTTTCCCAGGAGAAGTAATGCTACTGACACCAACTCTACTATCTCTTAAACTTAAAACAAAAGTATTTCCGATTCCAATTACAGGATTTCCAAAAACACGATTTAATTTTAGAGTGGTTCCTGTAGTGTAATTAATACCTTGATTTTCTAATGTTTTTGTTGTTCTTGTTTTGGGAACATTAATGTGAGTAGTGTTTATAGTTTCAATTTCATATCCTTTAACAAATGCTTTTCCTGGAGAAATTTCATAAAGTGCCAAATCTTCACTTGCTAAAGTTCCAGAGTATGTAAATTGTCCTGGTTCAAAAACTCCATTATTTCTTATACCATCGTTTAAGGATTCTTTAACAGTAATATCGAATGGATTGACAGTATAATCTCCAGACTCTGAGAAGGTTCTTCTTGCTAATTCGTCAGCAATAATACTATATTGAGTATTTTTAACTTGAGATGTTAAAGTGCCTTTATTGACAGTAGCTAACTCAACAAAATTTGAATCATTAAAATCATTAATTGGTTTAAAAAATAATGAACATGTAATTTTTAAACGATCCGCTCCTGGAGCAGCATAATTATTAAATCCCTTTGAATTATCTGTTAATGTTTCATCTTCATCTGCATTAATGATTTCCTCTTGAATTCTAAGACCGATTCTTCCAGTTGGAGTGTTAGAATATTGTTGGAGAATAATAGTTTCGTCCTGAACATTTACAAAAGTTCCTCTTACAAAATAAACACCGTTAGAGATTGAAAAAGCTGCTGATGTGCTGTTTGCGTTTGTGGGGATTGTAGACGCAAAAGACTCTCCAGATGGGATGAATGGATTATTTAAAGGTCCGGTGATAATATCAGTGTCTGCTGCTAATAACTCACCATCTAAAAACTTTTTAATATCTGGATTTTGCACTCCAGATGAAATATAAGAAATATAAATTGTTAAATTTCCGCGTTCAGAATTGTTCGATGTTAAAACTTTATCAATAATTGCTGTTACCCCAGAGGTTAGACCAATAATTTTTCTCTTTAATAATTGCTGAATATAAAATTCAACAGGAACACCAAGATGAGTATTGTTTAACTCTACCGCATAATAACTTTGGCTATATGCAGTATTTCCCGGAATTACTTTTGCACCTTCTTTGAAAAAGTGTTGTCCAAATTTTTCAATTTGATTTTGAAGAATTGATTGTAATCCAGTTAATTCTCTTGCCTGAACTGGATATCCTGGTTTAAAAAGAACTCTATAATAATTATCATTCGGATCGAAGTCATCAAAATATGGAGAAACATTAAGATTGGTTGTTTGAGACATGGTTAATTAAAACTGCAATATAATTTTGATGTCTTCTTTTTGATTGGAAGATCTTTTAATGGCTGGTCTATTATCAACATAAATGATATTTCCAGAATATTTTTTAACTTCTGGATTAGATAAACCACTAGTAAAATTTTGACCAAGATAATATGTTCTATTATTTATTGAGGTTGTGAACCCACTAAAGTTTGTACTAATTGAAAGGTTTGATGTTCCTCCGACGATAGTTAAACTTCCACCTGAGGTTGGTGAAGATGTAAATCTAGTTAAGTTATATCCATATTGAGGATTAGTTTGAGCTGTTCCAACTGTGTTAAATCCAGCAAGAGTTCTATCTTGCCAATATTTTAAAACTCCTGTTGTCTGATCATAACTTACAACTTGACCAACTGCTGTGACACCAGTTCCTGTTGTTTGAGTTATAAAAGAATCTTGTGTAAACGTTACTGAACTATATCCAACTCCTGCTAAACGAATTGCGTATATAGCACTTGCTTTCTCTGACGTTAATTTAGATGAAGACCCGAAAACTAAAGGATTTTCAACTAATCCTATTCTAGCAATTTCATTACCTGTTATAAAATCAGGATTTTCTGTATCATTTTCTATTCTTGCATAAATTAATACATTACTTGATCCAAGTTCTCTATAAATGTCATATCCATGTCCTCCATTTGGACTAATAATCACATCAAGATCTGGTTTTGTATCAGAATCAGGAACTCCTCCAGCAGACAAATCCACATTACCGAATGTATATCCAGACCCTTGATTTGATATTACAACACTATCAACTTTTTGATCATTGTTAACCACCACTGTGCATTCTGCACCACTACCATCACCTTTGATAGGAACTCTAGAATATGTTACATTAGCAGTTCCAACACCAACACCTCGGTTTTTAATAATCACTGTTTTGATGCTACCATCTACAGCATTATTTTTTATAGAGGATGTTGCTGAAGTATTACCCCAGTCTTTGGGGACCGGAATAAAATTGACAGTATCGAATTTTACGATTTCTGCAGGTTTTATAGTATAAAGATATTTCCAAACATAACCATCTCCACTTGATCCAGGAGATCTTGGTTCCAAATCAACAAAAGTTGGTTCGTCAAGAGATGGTTTTCCATCTGGAGTCTCTGGCGTTGTGCCATTCTGCAAACAAATATAAACTCGATTATCACTATTAATTACATAATAACTTGCTGAATATAAAGATGTTCCACTTGAATTTCGAGGAGTATTGGTAATACTATAATCATGACGATAATAATCATATCTTGTTCCAGAACTCCATGTATTTTTATCAACGACTAGTTGAACATCATCTGCGGTTATTTTTTTAAGTGCGATTATAGTATCCCAAGTGTTCCATTCATTAGTAAAATTATCAATAGGACTTGGTGGACTGTCATCCCAATCGCTTTGAATATTTGTTGGATTTGGAAGTCCAACAAAAGCATAATAAGAATTTACTGTAGTGCTGACTCCAGATACAAAACTCTTAGCATTTAATATTCTGATTTGATCAGTTATGATAGCAGACATCTTTTATTTTTTTAGTTATTTATATTGAGTATTTTGATTTCGTTTGACATTTATTTTTTTATTCGTGGACATTCGATGATATGTATTAAACAGCAACAGTGGATAGAGAACCATTGTTAAGAACTAATATTCTATAACGAGTTCCATCTGCAGATGTTAGAATAACACCAACACTTGTATTAACTCCAACGTTTACTTGATTACTGAATGTGCTAACACCAACTACCGTTAGACCATCTGCGTATATGTGATTAAAGGTTGCAATACCACTAACTCTTAATCTTACCAGATCGCCACCTTCAGACGCACGTAACCCGCCTGTAAATGTGGATATCCCAGAAATACCTAGATTTCCACTATTAAGAGTGATTCCCGCTCCCACTCTAAGAGTTGTTAATGTTGCCACACCAGAAACACTTAATTGATTAGCAAATAACGTAGAGGTATTTGTCGTAATACCAATAAAAGTGGAAATACCAGAAATATTAAGTTGTTGTGATGTAAGATTTGTTGTAGTTGTTACGCCTAAAGTAGAAATACCAGAAATATTAAGTTGTTGTGATGTGAGATTTGTTGTAGTTGTTACACCTAAAGTAGAAATACCGGATACATTTAAAAATGTAGCACCAATTCCGCCAACGACATTGAGAGTTGAATTTGGATTTGTTGTACCTATACCAACAAATCCATTCACTCTATAGATATTACTAGTTAAAGGTTGGGCGGGAGTGTTAAAAGTCCATGGACTTCCGCTGATATTAATATCAACAGTTTTTGTTGCTTGGTCATAAGAAAAAGTATTTCCAGATCCAATAAAATTTAAAGACGTAATAATCCCTGTGGTTATGACTACTCCACCAGATTGAATACCAATTCCTCTGATTCCATTTACTGCGGTTATAACTCCAGTAAAAAGTCCATCACCAGAAACAGTAATTTTAGAGGTTGGATTAGTTGTGCCGATACCAACATTCGAAAGAGTATTGATACCAACACTTCTTGGTTCCCAGAGTGGAGATCCTAAAACTGTTGTGCTGCCAAATCCAAAATAAGTATAAATTTCACGAAAATTTTCATTAATAATCCCACCGCCAGCACGTAAACTATCACCTGTTCCATCATCAGGTGCTGCTCCAGTGTTTATCCCTATTCTTGCCATTATTGCAATTTAGTTTAGAAGTATTTAGACCACATAGTTATTATATTTTAAAGGATTTCTTCTCTGAATTAAAGCAGATGTACTTATTCCCCCAACACCATTATTTCCATAAAAACTAAATGTATTATTTTCTGTTCTGGAGGTTAATTCAATTCTACCCCAACTAAAATATCCATACCGAGAAACATGGGTTGTAACTCCAGCAGGGTTATATAATCCAGATGAATTATCAAATGTAGGGGATGTAGAGTCAAAAGTTGGAAGTGATCCATCAAAAGTGAGAGTCGAAATTCCAGCTAATCTATTAGCTTCAAATCTATTGAATCCGTTAGCTCTGGCAAATACTCTTACAATAGTTGTTTCTCCTATCCCAACAAGACCAGCTTGTGTTACAAATGCACTATCAACTTGATAAACATTGTCAACAAATCTTGTTCCAATACCAATAACATTATTATCTAAATCTCTTGACGTGATTGCTGTACTTGCTAATCCCGCATTAGATCCAAAGATAACAAAATAATCTCCAGTTGAAATTTCACTCTGAGTTAAGATAGGATTGATTACAGAGATATTTTTTAAAGAAGAATCGTATGGAATATGAAAATCAAAAATAAGTTTATCAATACCCGCTTGCGTGGTGGTTCCAATACCAACAACCATTCCAGAATCTCCATGATACGAAGATACTGTATCAAATTCAGTTATTACACTTGGTGGAGCAATTAACACCTCTGGCGGCAGAGTGCTAGCATAACCAACTCCCGGACTTGTAACTATTATTGAGGAAACTGTTCCACCAGCAGAAACGGTTGCTGTTGCAGTTGCTCTAGCAGTTGTTCCTAACCCAACTGGGACTTGAATTGTAATCTCTGGATTAGTGCTATAACCAACACCCCCGTCAGAAATTACGATAGACGATATTGTTCCAGCAGCAGATACAACTGCCGTTGCAGCTGCTGCTACTTTATTATCCTGAGAGATAATTTTTATTTGATTTTGGAATGCAAGAGAAATATTATTTTCATTTTCTGCATTAAAAATAGGTTGAATATTATCAACAAAAATTGAAGTTGAACCTATCCCAACAGATTTAAGAATATACGAAGATGGGAAAATTAAAGGTTCATATTGTTCTCTATCTTTATATACACTTATATCATTAATAATTCTATCTTCAGTTTGCTTGCACCACTGAACTGGCTTATAAACTACATTTTCTTCCAAACCTGGATTGTAATAAGCATTAGTTTCTACTGAACTTGATGAAGTGACTTCGGTAACAACTCTCGGATTTTGTTGCTGAAAACTTTTTTGTCCTAAAAGAGGGTGTTGATTAATTTGTAGTTCATCACCTTGTTTGACAGTATCAACTACTTCTCTATCTAAAACATCTACTCCACTTGTCCCTTTGTAGAATAAAAATTTAAGAGTGTCTTCGAACTTTGGTGCCTCTTCAAAAGTAATTGAACTTCCGCCTCGTCGGGAACCCTTTTTAAAGAAATAAGATGTACCTGGAATCTGTAGAACATCATTAATAAAAACAAGTAAAGTATCTTCAAGATTAATTAAAGAACCAAATTTTGTTTGAAGTGATATACGATTTCCAGCGCGTCTAATTGGGAAAGTTTTTCTTTGTCCATTAAACAAATCAGAAAAATCATCTAGAACTTCAATTTCGCCTAAAGTCCATGAAGAGAAGGAATCCGTATTAATATCAACAACCTCTAATCTAAATTCATTAGTATTATTGCTTGAGGTTGTGCCAAAACCAACTGCTGTTGGAATTCCTGTGGATCCACCTGTTGGTACAGTTAAAATATGTCCCAATCCATATCCATATCCAGTATTAGTTATTTCAAAATCAATTACACTTGATCCTTGCCCAACAACTATTGAAACTTTAGCTTCGTTTCCACCAGAGGAAGCTGGAGATGCTGAACTATATTCAAGTGATATATCTGAATAAGGTAGAGGGGCATCAATAATAACTTTTGGTGGATTTGTTCTTGTATATCCAATACCAGGATTTGTAATTGCTATACTTACAATGTTACCACCACTGATTGCTGCAGTTCCGATAAAAGTAATACTTGGTGTTCCAACAGAAGATACTGCAACACCAACATTAACTGT